GCTACAATATTTGCATATTTAGTAGAAGAAGAGGATGAAGTTAAGAATCTCTTAATAGGTTCATTACCTACAGGAGCAATTTTAAAGTCTTCTAACACCATTACATTTGACTCTGAATGGTCATTATCACCAATGAAATACACCTTGTTCCCAAGCTGTGCCAGTCCACCACCAAAACCTACAAGTTTGACTGGAGTGTCATTACGTTGTAATGGGCTGCCGGTTTCATTAGCAGCATCCCAGAAATACTCAATAGAGTCTGTACCAAACAGGAGAATATAGTTGTTAAGCCTGATGACATTGGTTATTTTATCTGCTAACAACTCAGAGCTAATGAAGTCACCAGTCGTGTATGCCAAAGGATCATTCAAATTACTGTTATAGAGATCAGCCGTGTTTGTCTTTACGATGAATAAATACCCATCCAGAAACACTGGTTGTGGAATATGTGCAGGCATATCAGCATCACCAGATGCTACAACCACATTTGAACTGTCAATTGTGCTCAATGTTGTGCCATCTGTGACAACAAGTTTAATCTCACCTGTTTCATAAAGAAATTCAGTGAAGCCCACCTCCCCACTTGTTGTAGTAGGGAACACAGTATTAAGTGTGGTAGCCAATGTGCCAGCAGGCATGTTGTAAACCAATACATCATCACTCTGCGCTACATAAAGCTTACTCTGGTCTTCCCAGTAATAAACTCCACGAGTTGTGGTATTAGGCATAGTTACAAGAGCAGAGCAACCCTTTCTTTTACGAATGGCTACTTTCTGCTCTTGAGTTGTTTTATTCTTGATAATCTCTGGATAACAATTGAGATAATCCACATCAGTAGATACTGAGGCAGCACGTGAATTGATTTCAGACAAGAGAGAAATTTGCTTTGTCTGATATGTCGAAGTTGCTGGGGTCTTGTCGAAAGCCATACTACTTCCACTGCTCCTCAGGAGCAAACATTACAGAAGCTTGTTCAAGTCCAAAATCAATTGCCATTTCACGATGCTTTTCATAACGCTGTTCCAGGGCCTTACAATCATTAATTGGCAAGCCAAGCTCTGGAGCAATCAAATAAGCAAGCCCATAGATCAAAGTATTATTCCACTCTCTAGGAAAATAAGGAGTGTTTGCCGCAGCAGTGAATCCTTCAAAAGGAGCCATATAGGAAATTGTCAGGGTTCTTGTAGCCACTGTATTTGCATCAGGGGTAGGCCAAAGATGGAGCTTGCCGTAGTTGATAAAAGGCTGATACATATATTGTGAGGGAGTTCCAGAATTTCCACTATTAGTAGGGAGGATTTGGAAGTCATACACACTATTTGGTTCCAGTGGTTGTTTACCACCACCAGCAATAGGCTCTGTCCAGGCTTGTAAAATCTTCAACGGAAAATGAAGAGTTTGACACTCGTAATAAGAAGTTCATGTCTAAACTTGTATTAAATGCAGACAAACCCACAGCTACCTCTGAAGTGTTAGTTCAATGGAGTGATGATGATTATCAAACCTGGAACACTGGAACTTCTGTAGACCTTTACCAAGAACACCCTAGTCTTAGTCGTCTTGGTGGGTTTAGACGTAGAGCTTTTAAACTAACACATACAGCTAATCAACCCATGAGAATTAATTCATTGGAAGCTGATATTAACATGGGAAGGGCATAAATGGCAGACACTACTTTTGTAGATGGTACGGTTATTGAAGCCAGTTGGCTCAATGATGTAAATGATACAGTCTACGGGCTTCCAAGCACAGCAAGTGCAGCAAACGGTGATGCATTAGTTGGTGTATTGCGCACCTTCACTGGTGCTGTAGCAACAACTCAGCATAATGTCAATGAGTCACGCTATATCGGCCTTAGGTCAGACCTTGGGTGTGATGACGGTGATGACGTAACGGCGGAGCTTCAGGCTGCGCTTGATGCAGCCTCGGGCAACAATATCACTGTCGACATGGAGGGGGTTGCAGGCATTGTTAGCGCAGCCATAACCATTACCGGAACTGGTGATCTAACTCTTGCTGGGCCTGGGAAGATTACCTGCGCAGCAACTTCCGACGCAGAGAATGTGCTGCGAGCTGTGAGCAAGTCACGGATTGTTGTTCGTGACATTGAGTTTGACATCAACGGGGCTGCCAGAGTTGCCGACCATGCCCAGACTGTTCGATACCTCGGCCCCTTCTTTTCAAGTTGTACCGACTGCACGTTTGAGAACGTGACAGTACGTGGTACTCGTGGCTTCGGCGGAATCTCCTCGGTTGGTATTGCCATCGGGCAGGGCACTCGCATCAAGATCAACAACTGCCGGATTATTGACTGCGGCACCTCGGTGCTCACGTCAGATGCCGTCTACAGCTCAGGCATTCAAACCCTCATCACCAACTGCATTGCGATCAACTGCACTGACACAGCATTTGTTTTGGAGGACTCTGACTTCTCCGGAATCTCTGGGTGTACGTCCTATGACTGTGGCTCTCCGGCCGCAATCACCGTCTCGCTCTCAACTGACAGGCGTGGCAACTTCATCAATGGCTACAATATTTGCATATTTAGTAGAAGAAGAGGATGAAGTTAAGAATCTCTTAATAGGTTCATTACCTACAGGAGCAATTTTAAAGTCTTCTAACACCATTACATTTGACTCTGAATGGT